CAACAAGATCGCGTTCTATCCGAAGGAGCTCATCTTCCTGTCGATGGAGCAGACGATCCGCATGATCGAGCAGCTCTCGCCTACCGGAGCGCTGTTTGAAAATGAAAAGCGCGTGGCGCTCGGCCTCGCGCCGCTGCCTGAGCTTGAAGGCAAGCGCTACATGAGCCTGAACTGGATCGACGCGAACAACGCCGAGCAGTATCAGGTCGGCAAGATCAACGTCGACGTGGTCGACAAGGAGGAGTTTTAATGGCAAAGAAATCAACGACAACGAAGAACGCTTCTGGTTTCGACGCGCCGCAGAGCCGGAACGAGGCGATCCTTCAGAACATCCTCGGCGCGAACAACGCTCTCGGCGAGCCGCAGAGCCGCATCGAGGCGCTGCTCATGCAGATACTCGAGCAGGGCGGCGGAGGCGGCGGATCCGGACTGAGTGATGCCGTGAAGGCAGCGCTTTTGACTCTGGTCGGGAAAGTGGCATATGTCGACGATGACGGTCAGCAGTATGTTGACGATCTTGAGGACGCACTTTACAACCGCACGTTATCATCGATAAGCGCAGTTTTTACTCAGGGCAGCGCGGCGATCTATCCGTCTGACTCGCTTGATGATCTGCGTCAGTATCTGGTTGTGACTGCTGTGTATTCTGATAACACAACCAAGGCAATCACTGATTACACGCTTTCTGGCACGCTCGTCGAGGGAACAAGCACAATAACCGCTACATACCGTGATAAAACCGATACGTTTGACGTTGTTGTTTCGGCGGGAGCAGTAACGGGGTATACCGCATTTGGCGACCCGACAATAGTTAATAATGTTTTAACAGCGGCGGTCAATAAGGGGGTACGTTCTAACTACGCACTTGAACCCAACAACTCCGCATGGAAAGTTAGGACTGCTATCCGTTTTTCGGCGTTACCTTCTACTTACCTAAACCTGATTGGAGGTGCGGATACGTCTGGGGCATTTGCCAAGACGTTTATTTTGCAGACCAATACCCAAAAAGTCGCAAATCTGTACGTCTCTGCCGATAAATCCAACTGGGGTCTGGCGAATATGTATACAGATACGACATTTACACAGACGAACGTTTGGTATTACATCGAAACGGGTTACGACGGTACAAAATATTTCACTAAAGTTTATACAGACGGTTGGAACGGCACTCTGGTAGGCTCCCAAGACGCGACATCATCAGTACACATCTACGGAGGGGAGTATATCGGTTTTGCTCCGACTACCGGTACAGCCAATCCGTTTAACGGCGATATCGATCTGGCTGAATGCTCGCTGTATATAGACGATAATCTCGTCTGGAAAGCTGTATAAGGAGGCGATCAAATGCTTTATGATGTAAACGGCAACATAGTTTGCGACTCCGAAAATACCGGCGGAGCAAGCTACACCGACGCACAATGTAAGCAGGCGTTCTTGGCGTACATGGCGAAAAAATGTACTCAGTTTGGCATGACCGGCACGACCTATGCAAGCCCAAGCGGGCAGACGCAATCCAGCTCAATAACGGCACAGGATATGCTCAAGCTCGGGATTGCCGTCGCCGCGTCCGTCAAAGGTCAGGATATCTGGTCGTCAAAGGATCAATCCTTTTCGATAAAGGGCGAACACGCGCGTACGCTTGCCGTTACCAATAACGTTATAAGCGGCACAGGCGCAACGCTTGATGCCGCAGGATATAAATTTCTCGGCGGCAAAGGCGGTTCGCTGATATACGGCTCGGCGTATCACCGCGCCGGGCTCGACATGGTCGATATCGAAGGCCACGCCGTGCTTGTCTCTCTTCTCGCTTACGGCCAGACGAATTATAACAATATCGCTACGTCTACAAAAGAGCTTTGCGACATGGTCAAAGCATCGCTTGACGGTCAGACGCCGACGGAAGGATCGAATCTCGCCGCACTCGTTTCGGGCGGCGGCGGATACGCAGCTTGTCTGGTGCCGACGAATGTCGCGGGATACGTCAATCTTGAGACGCCTGCCATGCTCCTGACTCGTGAACACTCGCAGTCGGCTTCTCCGACTCAGAGCAGATATCCGGCGTCAACGTCGAAGGCGATGACAATGCTCTGCGTTCTGGATTATTTCACCAATCTGCACGAGACGGTCACGGTCAAAACCGTTGACATCGAGAGCGGAAGCGGGTCAACGTTCTATAACGGCGACAAGCTCGTGATCGAGGACGCGCTCCGTATTATGATGATGGAATCATCTAATACGCTTGCGAACATGGTCGCGAGGGAAACCGGAAGGAGGATTCTCTCAAATGCCTAAAACAGACAAGCCGGCGCTCGAACGCCGGTCGTATGAGTTCCAGATCCGCGCAGCCGAAGGCGAGCGCGGACGTTTTATCTCCGGGCGTCCGATCGTGTTCGGCTCCCGGACGGATCTCGGATGGTTCGACGAGATCATCGACCCGGGCGCCCTCGACAAAACCGATCTCACGGACGTCCGGTTCCTCGTCAATCACAACACCGAGATGATCCCGCTCGCGAGGTCCCGCCGGAACAACGCCAACAGCACCATGCTGCTCGCCGTCGATCCCGAGGGGCTCGACATCATCCGAGTGGACCTTGACACCGAGAACAACGCCGACGCCCGCGCTCTGTATTCCGCGGTCGAGCGCGGCGACATCAGCGGCATGAGCTTTATGTTCTCGATAAACGGCGAGGCGTGGGAGGACCTCGATTCCGAGCATCCCACAAGACACATCACATCGATCGCTTCGGTCGTTGAAGTGAGCGCGGTCACGTGGCCCGCTTATGAGGCGACCGAAATATTCGCACGTGGCAAGGAGGCGTTGGAGAACGCCCGGACGGCTTTGGAGAAAGCGCGTCAGCAGCGCAAAGCGAACGCTCCGGAGGGAGCGGATAATACCGGCGCTTTGGCTCTTGCCAAGGCAAAACTCAATCTTATCACAGGAGGATAAAAACGAAAATGCGTAAGGACATTCTCACCAAGAAGCTCGCCCGCCTGCAGAAGAAGGCGGCCGACATGAAGGCTCGCGCACTCGCGTCCGAGGACGTGAATGAGGTGCGCAGCATCACCGCTGATCTCGAAGACGTCAACGCCGAGATCGCCGAGACGCAGGAAGAGCTCGCGGCTATCGAAGCCGAGGAGCGTTCCGCTAACCAGAAGCCCGACAACGCCGAGCTCGTCAACGGCAAGAAGGTATTCGATGGCGGCCAGAAGCGCAAGCTTCAGCCCACCGAAACGCTCGAGTACAGGCAGGCGTTCATGCGCTACGTGCAGACCGGCAACGCCGAGATCCGCGCGGGCGAGGTCATCACCACCGCCGACACCGGCGCCGCGATCCCGCTGACCGTCATGAACGAGGTCATCAACACCATCAGGAAGCGCTACGGCAACCTTTACAACAAGGTCCGCAAACTCTCCGTTAAGGGCGGCGTGCAGTTCTCCGCCGGCGCTCTGCAGGCGAATTTCAAGTGGATCTCCGAATCCACTGTATCTCCCCGCCAGAAGTTGAACGCGCTCGCGAAGATCAGCTTCTCGTACCACGTTGCCGAGATCCGCATCGCGCAGAGCTTCCTCGCTTCCATCGTCACTCTCGACGCCTTCGAAGCTGAGATCGCCCGCGTCATCGCGATCGCGTATCTGCAGGCGATGGACGAGGCGATCGTCAAGGGCACCGGCGACGGCATGCCTCTCGGCATCCTGAACGACGCCCGCGTTACTCATAACGTGACGATGACCGCTGCGAAGATGAGCAACTGGACCGAGTGGAGGAAGATCTTCTTCGCCGCTCTGCCTCTCGGCTATCGCTCCGGCGAGTTCATTTTCCCTCTTTCCACCGTCGAGAAGTATCTCGAGACGATGGCGGATTCCAACAACAACCCGATCTTCCGTCAGGCCACCGGCCTCGAGGTCAACGACGGCGACGCCGTGAACCCGAACGGCCGCTTCTTCGGCCGCGAGATCAGCATCGTCGAGCCCGACATCCTGCCCGACTTCGATACCGCGTCCGCGAACGACGTCATCGGTATCTACTGGCAGCCGGATGAGTACGCGATCAACGAGAACTTCGGCTTCACCATGAGGCGCTACTACGACGAAGAGACGAACGAGTGGGTCGATAAGGCTCTCGTCGTCGTCGACGGCAAGCTCCTCAATGCCGAGGGCGTTTATCTCATCAAGAAGGGCTCCTGATAGGAGGTCCGCATGGAAAACGTAAACGCTCTTAAAGCTCTCTATGTCGCGCTCGGCGGCTCCGCCGATACCGTCGCCGCGCTCACTCTCAACGCCGAGGTGATCAACGCCATCGCGACGCTCGTCGGCACCACCGGCGGCATGCTCCCGAAGGTAACTTCGACGAACAACGGCAAGGTCCTGAAGGTCGTCGACGGCGCCTGGGATCTCGGAACTGACGCCACATAAGGAGAACGCTCATGCCTACTCTCGCAAACGTTAAGACCGCGCTCGGCATCACCGGTTCGTACCAGGACGCCACGCTTACGCTCTATTTGAACGAGGTCATTGACTTCCTGAAAGGCGCAGGCGTCGCCGAGGCGAACATAACAGACGGCATCGTCGCTCGCGGCGTCGCTGATCTCTGGAACTACGGCGCAGGCGAGGGCAAGCTCTCCGAGTATTTTATGCAGCGGGCGACGCAGCTCGCATATAAGAGGTGATCGCATGGCCTACAAGCCCATGACGCCTTTTGCGACCGCGCTGATCCTCATGAAGCCGGACGGCTCTTCATCGGCATACGGCGTCGCAAAGCACAGCTACTCCGTGCGCAATCAGGAAACGATCTACGGCACCGTGCGCACGTTCGGCGGTTCCGAATCGACTGAAAACGGCGTCTACTCTATCGTTGACACCGCGATGATCGACACATGGTACAGGCCGGACATCACGCCCGGGTGCCGGATCGCGATCGCCGACGCTCCGCATCAGGTCTATGAGGTTATCGGCTCACCCGAGGACATCGAGATGCGGAATCAGTATATGCGCCTGCGGGTGCAGCGCGTGAAGGGCGGCGCTTGATATGCCTCGGAATACGCTGAAATTTGAGACGCCGCCATTGGAGCGGATGATAAAGCGCCTTGAAGAGCTCGGCGGCGACGTCAAGACGGCGACCGCCGACGCTCTCCAGCAGGCGGCCGAAAGGATCCGCGACAACACGATTGACGCTCTGAACTCCTCGAACCTTCCCGCTCACGGCCAATACTCTACCGGCGCGACGCTGAAATCCGTCGCCGATGTCGAGCCGGCGAAGTGGGAAGGCACTGTTGCGTCGGTGCCTGTCGGATTCGATTTTTCGAAGCCCGGCGCCGGCGGCTATCTGATCTCCGGCACGCCGAAAATGCGTCCGGATCCCGCGCTGCATAAGATGTACAAGCAGAAGAAATACATGGAAAGCGTTCAGGACGACATGGCAAGCGTCGTTTTTAGATACATCATGGAAAGGATGGAGAAATGAAGCAGGAACTGATCTCGATCATTAACGAGCTCTTCCCGGAATATCCCGTATTCCTTCAGGGGAGCCTGAATCCGAGCGACCCATACCCCGATTCATTCTTCACGTTCTGGAATGATGAATCCGACGGCGTCATGCACTACGACAACGACGCCCGCGCCTGCGATTGGGCGTTCACCGTGTATTTTTACTCGACCGACCCCGAACTTGCGAACACCGTCCTGCTGCAGCTCCGCGCTGAGCTGCGCCGCAACGGATGGTTCGTCCCGACGTTCGGCTACGACGTCACGACCGACGTCGTCACTCACACCGGGCGCGCGCTCGATGTGCTCTATGAACAAACTATCTCACAGGAGGCACAAAATGGCAATCAATAAGAATCGCATCGTACCCGTGACGGACATCGATCTGATCACGCTTTACAACATGATCCTCAACGCCACCGGCACGACCGTCACCGCGATCGCGCCCGACGTCGATCTGGGGCACTTCACCGTTGCCGCTGCGAACACGATCTGCAACGAGCCCGCTGTTGACATCAACGTCATCGCGAGCTCCGGCGCGTTCTACTTTGTCGCGGCGCACGATTTCGCCGGCCTGAAGGTCAACGGCACCGCTGTAACGCCGTCCGGTGCGGACATCGTTCCCGACGGCGTTACGCTCTATAAGGGCACCATCAGCTCCGGCGCGATCACCATCGCTCTCGTCACTCCCGGCGTTCCCGCGTAAGGAGGTGTAGACCATGTCGCCTCTCTCTCCCAATCTGCAGGAAATCGTCGAGTATCGCGGTGTTGAAGGGCTTGTTGCCGCTGAGGTCCTGACGGACGACGACACGAACGGCTATACCACCGGTCCCGTGTTTGCGATAGCGGGCGTCGCCGAGATCAGCCGCTCCACCGATTCGTCCAACGAAGCACACTACTACGACAACATGCCCGCCGTCGTTATCAGCTCGACCGCTGCCGACGAGGTCACGATCACCGCATCGGCGATCCCGCTCGACGTCTACGCCGAGATCACCGGCCAGGGGTACGACAGCACGCTCGGCGCACTGATCGAAGGCCCGCGCGACTTCAAGTATTTCGCAATCGGCTACAAGACCCGCAAGACGAACGGCGACGAGGTGTACGTCTGGCGCTATAAGGGGACCTTCAACATCCCCGAACAGACGAACAGCACCGAGAACGATTCTACCGACGCGAACGGTCAGGAGATCGTTTTCACCGGCATCAGCACGACGCACAAGTTCACCGCGAACAGCAACAAGGGCGCGAAAGCGCTCTGCGTTGACGTCGCGAAGGGCCTTGCCGATGTGACGAACTTCTTCGACACTGTGACGACCCCCGATTCTCTCGCTAATCCCGATCCGGCTCCTACCTACAAGCTGACGATCGTTCAGGCGTCGAACACCACCGTCACCGTCAAGAAGGGCTCCACGACCCTCTCCAACGGCGCGACTATCACTCTCGGCGACGTACTGACGATCACCGTCTCCGGCGGCACCGTCGAGGTCAACGGTCAGCCGTTCGTGAGCGGCGCCACCACTCGCGTGACGAGCTCCGTCGTGGTCGTTTCCACCGCTTCGGCTTAATCGCTGTATAAAAGTTAATATCGTGGGGACAGCGCGTCCGTTTTTGCTGACATAGGCTTTCCCGGGCGCGTTTCGAGCGCGGACTTTTTGATTCTCTTTTCGCCGCGTCGATTACCCACACAACCATGAAAGGAGAATTATATGAAGCTGGATATACGCAAGCACGGAAAGCTCGTTAATACCTACACTGCCGACGCCTACGATCTCACGTTTGGCACCGTCGAGGACATTCTCGCCGCGCTGAATATCGACGAGCTGCAGAAGGGCGACAACGCCGAGCTCGTGCGCATGGCGCTGAAGTTCGTCAGCTCCAACATGCCGCTCGTGCGCGACCTGATGAAGGACATCTTCTGCGGCATCACCGACGAGGAGATCCGCCTCGCGAAGGCAAAGGACGTTGCCGATGTGCTCATCAAGGTCGTCAAGTACGCATTCGCCGAAATCGGGAAGGGTGCCACCGCAAAAAACTGAATAATGGGCAGACGAACGATCTGCCCATCTACGAGATTTTTTTCTCGCTCGAGATGAGCATCTGCGAACGCTTCCCGGGGACTACGCCAATACAGATCAGGCGCGAACCTGCCCGGGAAGTTTTTTTGTTAATCCGCAGAATGACGAAGCACTCCGAACGCGAGAAGAAAGACCGCAAGCCCGGCGGGAAAAAGGTCATAAGAAGGCCGGCGGGCGATGATTGGTTCTAAAGGAGGCGACGATTTTGCCGCAGGAATTTACCGCAAAATTTAAGGTCGACATATCCGACCTCAAAAAGAACATTTCCGACGCGAACAAGGAGATCAAGCTCGCGAACGCAGAATTTGAGGCCGCGTCCGCCGGCATGGACGACTGGACGAAGAGCGCTGACGGGATCTCCGCGAAGCTCTCATCGCTGAAAAAGGTCCTCGACGCGCAGAGGAGCGCTCTGGACGCATATCGTCAGCAGTTGGAACGCCAGGAATCCGCATATAAAGAGAACGGCAAACGCGCCGATGATCTGCGGGAAAAACTCGCTGATTTGCGCGCCAAAGGCGTCGAAAAGACCTCGGAAGAGTATAAGACCTATGAGAAGGCGCTGCGCGATGTGGAGAGCGAACAGGCGAAAAACTCTAAGAGCGCCGACGATCTGAAGGTCACGATCCTGAAGCAGGAGGCCGCCGTCGGCAAGACAGAAAAACAGATCCGGCAGTACGATTCGAGCCTTGACGACCTCGAAAGCGAATCGGCCCAGGCAGAGGAAGCGACGAAAGACCTCTCCGCCGAAGCAAAGAACGCCGGCAAAGAATTCGACGGCGCCGGGGCTATCATTGGCAAGGTCGCAGCAGGAATCGCTGCTGCTGCCGCGACGATAGGCGCAGCCGCCATTGCCGCGGGCAAAAAGATCTTCGATATGGCCGTTGACGTCAGCACCGCGGGCGATGAGATCGACAAAGAATCCCAAAAGTTGGGGCTCAGCGCGGAAGCGTATCAGGAGCTCTCCTACGCGATGGACATGTCGGGCAGTTCGATCGACGATCTGTCGAAGGGCATGATCAACATCACGAACGCCATCGCCGACACTCAGTCAGGCGTCGAGGGCGCAGACAGCGCATTCGCGGCGCTCGGCATATCGCTGCAGAACACGGACGGCTCGATGAAGAGCACCGAGGAAGTGCTCAATGAATCCATCACCGCGCTTGCGAACATGCAGGACGAGACGACGCGCAACGCCGCCGCTCAGGATATTTTTGGCAAAAGCGCGCGCGAGCTGACGCCGCTCCTTAACGCCGGCGCAGACGGCATCGCAGATCTGCGGCAGGAGGCCCGCGATTATGGCGTCGTCATGAGCAACGACGCCGTCGCCGCAAGCGCGAACTTTAACGATTCGATGAGTCGCCTTTCCGCGACGATCACCGGCGTCAAGAACGACATGATCGCTCAGCTCCTGCCGGGCATCGGTCAGGTCGTCGACGGATTCGCATCTCTCGTCGCGGGGCAGGATGGAGCGACTGATAGCATCACGACGGGCGCGAACTCGATCATAACAACGCTTGCGGGAATGCTGCCCCAGGTGACGGAGTTGCTGCTGAGCCTTGCAACCGCGGTCCTCGAAGCGGCGCCGCAGATCATAACGAGCCTTGCGACGGGAATAATAGATGCTCTGCCGGAGCTCGTCCCCGTCGCGATAGAGGTCATTAGTCAGCTTGTAACGTCATTGATGGACCTCTTGCCGGATATCCTCCAGGCGGGGATCGATATCCTTGTTGAGATCGCAAACGGTATCACCGAGGCGCTGCCCGAGCTGATCCCGGCTGTCATTGACGTAATCCTCGAAATTGTGGACACGCTCACGAACGAGGACAATATCGGGAAAATCCTCGACGCGGCGCTCAATTTGATTCTCGCGCTTGCAGACGGAATCCTTGACGCCATCCCGAAGCTCATCAAAAAGCTGCCGGAGATCATCGACAACATCTGCCAGTTTTTCACGGACCACATTGACGATATAATTCAGGCGGGCTTGGACCTTATGAGCTCGCTTCTGGATGCGCTGCCGGACATTATCGCAGCGATCGCGGAATCGCTGCCCGAGATCGTCAACTCCATCGTTTCAGCGCTCACGGATCCCGAGACAATAAAACTCATCATCCAGGCGGGATTCGATCTGATGGTCGCGCTTGTCGAAGCCATCCCCGACGTCGTCATTTCCCTGGCAGAGGCGATCCCGCAGATCATCACGGGCATCGTGGACGCACTTGCCGCAGGATGGGAAAACATCAAAGAGGCAGGCAAAGACCTTTTGAAGGGCCTCTGGAACGGCATGAAAGAAAAGGCCGATTGGCTGTGGAATAAAGTAAAGGAGTGGGCCGGAGGTCTGCTTGACGGCATAAAGGGATTTTTTGGGATTCATTCGCCGTCGAAGGTCTTCGCCGGGATCGGTAAATTCATGGGCGAAGGTCTCGGTCTTGGCTTTATCGACGAGATGAAACATATCGAAGGCGCGATGCTTCGATCTATCCCGACGTTTGACGACATAAAGCTCGCGCCGTCGCTTGCCGCGGGCGTCAACGCATTCAAAAGCGCGGCTATGCTCGGCATGGGCGCCTTTGCCGGCGCGAAACAGGCGCTCGGCGGGAACACGACGAACTACACGCAGAACATCTACTCGCCGAAAGCGCCGAGCCGCATCGAGCTTTACCGCCAGACGCGAAATCTGCTGAACTACAAGATCTTAAACGGAGGTGCATGACATGTACACCGCAATGCTCCAAAACAACGTGACCGGCGTCGTGATCGTTCTGACCGGGCGCGAATCGCTTTGGCAGATCGTTTCGATTCAGGGGCTCGCACCGGCGCCAGCGCTCGTCAATACTTCGGTGGTAGTCGGATCCGACGGTGCGCGGATCAACTCCATGCGTCTTGAGCCGAGGAATATCGTGATAACGCTAAAGCTCAATCAGGCGGAAAACGTCCGCCGAACCTTCGAGCAGCTCGCCGCTCCGAAAAGCGATGTCCGGTTCTGGTATGCCGCCGGTGACCGAAGCGTCTACATCGACGGAGTTGTCGAGACATTCGAGTGCGATCTTTTCAGCGCTGCCGAGATGGCCCAGATCTCGATCATCTGCCCGGATCCGTATTTCAAGGACCGCGCGACGCAGTCCGTCGAGATCGAGCCTTCGACTGGAGGCAGCATCGTTTCTCTGTCAAATATCCCGACCGGGATCATCTGCCGCACCACGTTCAGCGCGCAGGCGTCCTCGTTTACGTTGACGAACGTCAACGCCTCGAAGCACATCACCGTCAACTATGCGTTCGACGTCGGAGACGTCCTCATGATCGACACGCGCCTGCGGCATAAGGCGATCACGCTTACCCGCAGCGGCTCCTCCACCGTCAATATCTTCGGCAGCTTGCAGGACGGCTCCGAGCTTTTCACGGTCAGGAGCGGTCAAGTCCTGCTGCAATACTCGGCGACGCCCGTCGGCCAGATCAGGGATCCCGTCGACGTCTGCGAGGTCGATTATACGGAGATATACGCGGGGGTGTGATGATGACAAACTTCGTTTACATCCTCGACGGCAATCTCGCCCGCATCGGCGTGATTGAGGGATGGAGCTCGATCATCTGGGCGAAGCGCTACTGGACAAACGGCGACTGCGAGATCTATACCGCCGCGACGCCTGAAGCGCTGCAGCTCGCCTCGACAGGCGTCTATATCGAGCGCCCGGACGACGATATGGTCTGCAGGATCGACCGCATAGAGCTCACCACGAGCGCCGAGAACGGCGACTATTTGACGATCCACGGCACCGACGTCAAGCAGCTCCTCGATCAGCGCATCATATGGAGCGCCACGACCGCCCAGGGCGTCGCGGAGACGTTCGCGCGGCAGCTCGTCTCCGACGCGCTCATCGTCCCGATCTATGCGGCGCGGCAGGCCGTCAAGCCAAACGGCCAGACGTTGCTATCGCTCGCTCCCGCGGCAGGATTTACTGAGCCGTCGACCGAACAGGTCACGTATAAAAATCTCGGCGCGAAGATCGAAGAGATATGCAGACGCTACGGATGGGGCTCCCGGATCACGCGCAACGGATCCGTGCTCGCCTTCGAGCTATACGCAGGCGTCGATCGCTCGAACTCCGTGTTTTTCGCCGAGGAGTACGATAACCTGATCTCGACCGACTACTTGATCGACCGGACGCGCATCATGAACGTGGCCCTTGTTGGCGGCTCAGGAGAAGGCGCTCTGCGTATCTGCGAACCCGCCGGCGTTACGAAGGGAACCGCGAGGTGGGAACAGTTCATTGACGCGAAGGATGAAAGTTCGACGATCACATGGAAGGATCTCGTCACGGCATACCCGCTCGTCGCGGATGGCGGATACGGCTCCATCGTGCCAAGACAGACCGGCTATGCCTACAACATGAGCCAGTTCGACGTCCAGATCCTCGACGATGAGCAGAGGATCCGCATCGCGAACAAATATCCCGGAGGGATCTATTTCAGCTCGCTCGACGGCGGGTGCTACTACCGCGTGACGAACGTCGATATCGCGACGCTCGACAGCATGACACCCGCCGACGCGGATCCCGTGGTTCTGACTTACATCGCCTACTCACCGCGCCTGATGACGATCGGCTATGACAGTCTCGCCGGATACGGCGAGCAGACGAGCTTCGACGGAGAGATCGAGCCGAACACCAACTTCGTCTTTGGCGTGGACTACGACCTCGGCGACATAGTGACGATCCGCAGCAGCTACGGCGTCACGGCGGCCGTCAGGATCACCGAGGTGATCGAGAGCGAGGACGAGAACGGCTACCGCGTCGAGCCGAAATTCGAATATCAAAACTGAGCCCGAAAGGGCTCTTTTTTTATTGTCGTCAATATTGTCAACAATAGAACGCCATTATTTGCCATTTTTTGCCATGTGGCAAAAAGAAAGACCGGGGATTTTCTTAATAATCCTCGGTCTTTTCTGGTCTGGGTGAGAAGATTCGAACTTCCGGCCTCTTGAACCCCATTCACTCGCAGGACAAACGGTTTTATCAGTATTTTACTGTGTTTTTGCTGCTTCGCAGATTGAATATGTCAACAATAGGGCATCAATTAACGGCATCAGAGCCGATCTATGATGCTCCGGAGATCGTCGAGCTGCGCGTGGGTATAGTGCTCGAGCATCGCGTCCGAGGTATGCCCGATCAGGCGCTTTTTGTCGATCGTCGGCGCGTCGACGTCCTTCATCAGCGAGGCGAAGGTATGCCGGCATTCGTGGGCCGTCAGGGGCCGCACATCCACCGCTGCAAGAGCCCGCTTCGAGAGGTCCTGCCACCGGCGTGGCGTGATCGGCTTCCCGTTTTCGCAAATCAGCGCGGGTCCATCCTCGAGATAATACGCCATAACGAACGGCAGGATCTTCTGCGACACCGGGACGATCCTGTTCTTCCCCGCCGCCGTTTTTGAGCCGCCTCGAAGCGTGAGCGCCTCGGGATCGAAGGCAGAACGCTCCATGCCGAGAAGTTCGTTGATCCTGAAGCCGGTATAACAGAGGATCAGGATCACGTCGACGAACGGGACCTCGCGCGCTGCGGCGAAGAGCTTCTCGAGCTCGTCGTGCGTGAACGCCCTCTTCTCCGCCGGGGCCTCGCGCTTGATATAGATATGCTGCGCGTAATCCTCGCAGGCGATCCCGAGCTCGTGGGCGTACTTGTAGAGCGACGTCGCGAGAGCCTTCATGTTTTCGCGCGTTCTCGTTCCATGAGGGCAGGCGTCGACGCACTCCTGCCAGATCTGCGTCGTGATCGACGCGAACGGATAGAGCAGGATCCCGTCGAAATACTTCACGGCGCTCTGATAACAGAGGATCGTCGAATGCGACACGCGCTCCGCGTGACGATCGATCCACCGTCGATACAGATCGACGAACCGGATGTTCGGATCCTCGCTGCGCGTCTCGCTCAGATGCGCGAGCCAATCGAGCGCGGCCGTCTTCGTTTTGAATCCGCCTTTTGACTTGTAGAGGCACAGCCCGCCGGCATAGTGGCGCGAGACGGCCGTCCACGTCTTCCCGCGCTTATACGCCGTGCCCTGACCGTTGCCGCGCTGCTTCGGCTTCTGGGTGCGCGGCGCCGCGACGAGCTTCTTTCCGCAGTACGGACAATATGCCGCCTCTTCGACAGGGGCGGCTTTTTTACATTTCGGACAGATGGTGCTCATCGTTCCACGCCTTCAGCACTGTGGTATCAACGGTCAGCTTTCCTATCTCGGAAAGCTGCCGATACATCTCGAGTATCTGCTTTTCGCGGGACGAGAGCGGCGCAAAATCAGACGATTCCGCGCGTGGATCCCATTTGCCCGGCAGCGGCTCATCGGAAAGGAGCCATTCTACCGTCACGCCGAAGTGATCGGCGATCTTCTTCATCGTCGACTTCCGAGGGACCGCACCACGATTCCATCCCGACGCAGTTGACGGATCCACGCCAATAGCAAGTGCAAGTTGACGAAGGGATTCCCCGTATCCATCACAGAGCTTTTTGATCTGATTCGCAAACATTCTCACAACTCCTCACAATATATTTTCACTAAGCCCTTTACAACTCACAGTAAATCCGTTATAATTAAGTAAACTCATCAATAATCACTAAAGACACCGAGCGAATTGGTGAGTTTCCGCCGGAGGTATTGAGGTATAAAGAGTGGGTGACAGCCTTATTATATCATCAATACTAATCAATAGTCAACAATTATTTAGAAAGGAGGAGAAACATGGCACGCGGAGTACAACTTGATGCTGTCCGTCGTTACTGTATGCAGTGCACGTTCGATCAACCGAACGAGATACGCCTCTGTCCGTCAACAAGGTGCCCGCTTCACAGCTTTAGATTCGCGAAGAATCAGAGCAATCCGCGCATTACGACTATTAACGCTATTCACGCTCGTTGTCTCGACTGTCAAGGAGGCGAAACGAAGGGCAAGGCTGTTGTAATGTGTAAGGACGAAGACTGCGCATTATGGCCCTTTCGAACCGGCCACAGACCGAAGGCGGGCACTTTATCGACCGACAACGACGAGTAGCGAAGAAGCGGGATGTACCCGCGTTCATTTGTTCAAAAACACACAAAAAACGGTCATAACACAAGGAGGTGGAAGCTATTGGACGAGCCCTACGTATCGACCCGCGATGTCGCGAAGATCTACGGCGTGAAGGTAACGACCGTCTGCCGTTGGATCCGCGAAGGCAAGATCCCCGCGTACAGGCTCGGCAAGCTCTATCGCATGAAGCTGAGCGAGCTGCCGAAGGAGATCAAGTAACAGAAAAAGCCGCCCCCGGCGAGGACGCGCACGGGAACGGCAGGCCCAAAAACCCAAGAACAGTATAGCACACAAAAGGAGGTTGTGCAAATGGCAAAGGACCATGAACCTATAACCGTGCTCTACAAAGAGCCCTACGAACCGCCCCGGAAGATCACTATCTCGAACACGCTAGAGCAGCTTCAGCGGATGGTAAATGGCAATATCGAAGTGATCCCCGCTGTTATCTTCTCTGGTACGCCGAGATATCTTGTCATGATCTGCGACGAAGAGGCGAAGCTGAAGCAGCCGAAACCATCCCCGAACTTACTGCTCAGGTCGCTGATCAAGCGCCCCGATATAGTACGTGGACCCGTCGTGATCTGTGCCGCCGAGGGTGAAGAATTAGACGGCCTCACTGAAGACGAGATCCAGATCGCAGAGACTTCGCTCCGGAAAATCGAGATAATAAAGGGGGTCAACAATGACGATTAACGAAATCGAAGCGAGCGACAAGACCTTCCTCAACGCGGAGGATATCGCGCCGATCCTCGAATGCGATCCACAGGATCTCCGCGGTCAAGCGCAGCGGGATCCTTCAAAACTCGGCTTCCCGGTCATCGTGATCGGCAAGCGCGTCAAGTTCCCGAGGGCGGGCTTCCTCAGCTTCGTCTCGGGCGTCATCGAAAGGAGATAACATGGCAAACACATACTTCACCGTCTGCCCGTATTGCGGAGCGCATCTGGACCCGGGCGAACGCTGCGACTGCAAAGAGAGCCGCGCCATTTACGCGAAGAAGCTCTACGAAAAATACTACAAGAAGGAGGCCGAAAGTGAATAGCACTGAAGGAAAACGATACAATCGCTTCGGCACGCTGCTCCGCAGCTACCGCGAAATCAAAGGCATCTCCCGCAAAGCGCTTGCTGCTACGGTCGGATACGCTGGCAGCTGCACGATCCACGCGCTCGAAACCGCTCAGAGCTTTTCCCGCCGGCCGACACTGCCGACGATCATTGAGGTGGCGCACGCGCTAAGCCTCTCAAAGCACGATCTAACGATGCTTGTCATGGCATCGCTTGAAGACCGGATCGAGGAGGCGGGATATGAATTCAATTAATTGGGTCGGGGTCATCTGGCTCGCTATGTGGGTCTGCATATTTATCGGCTCTCTGATCATGGCGATCGTCGAGGCCGTGACAGCCCACCGCAAGGCAAGCGCAGACCGCAAGCGTAAGCGTCGAATCCGCAAGCGTGACCGACGTGCGCTCGCGGATCGTTGGAGGGAGATGATCGTTGGATGAACACGAAGCCAACAAAAGAGTACCGCAGCCGGGTGTTCACCGACCGACCGGATTATGCCGACTTCGAGGCGCCCGCAAAGTTCCAAGCGATCATGTCGATCATCGCGAAACGCCTGAAGGAGCATCCGAACGCGATCTGCTCATACTCCGGTGGCGCCGACAGCGATATCATGATAGATCTGATCGAGAGAACACGCGAAGCATTCGAGCTCCCGCCGATCAAGTATGTGTTCTTCAACACGGGCCTCGAAATGAAGGCCACGAAGGACCACGTGAAGCAGACCGCGATCAAGTACGGCGTCGAGATCGAAGAAGTGCGCCCGAAGATCAGCATCGTTCAGGCGTCGAGGCAGTATGGTATTCCGTTCGTCTCGAAGATCATGAGCGCAGGGCTGAACGAATGGCAGAAAAAGGGCGTTCCGCTGACTATCGCCGACGAATACGCCGCGGCTGAAGACAAAGCCGCAAAGCGTCAGGAACTCCGTGAGCGATATCCGAAGTGCGAAAGCGTGATCAACTTCCTGTGCTGCTGCAATTCAGCCGGCGAACCGAGGCCAAACATTCAGCTCGTGATCAACAGCTCGAAGTATATGCTCGACTTCATCAAGAAGATGCCACCGGACTTCCCCGTCAGCGCGAAGTGCTGCGACTACTGCAAGAAGCAGGTCGCTCATCGAGTGCAAAAGGGATACGAGATGATCATCACCGGCGAACGACGCGACGAAGGCGGCATGCGATCCGTACCACGCAAGGACAACACCGCGCTCTGCTTCGGCGAGACGGCAAACGGCCAGTATCGGCTTCGCCCGCTCTACTACGTCAGCGACGCGGACAAGGCATGGTACAAAGAGTACTACGGCATCAGATACTCGGACGCTTATGAGGTCTACGGCCTGACGCGGACCGGGTGCTGCGGGTGCCCGATCAGCTACAAGGCCATCGAGGATCTCGAGAAGATCCGACCTTATGAGCCGAACGTCGTTAAGGCGGCGTGGAACATTTTCGGCAAAAGCTACGAGTACAGAATCAAGTATAACGAGTACAAAGCTACGCGAATGCGCAGAGAAAAGGAGAACATCACCAGAAAGCGAGGCTGCCGATGAGATATCAGATCATCAGACGAGAGGCCACCGTCCTGATCGGGCATTGCAGGGATTCCGCGCTGAAAACCGAAGTGCAGCTCACGCGAACGCTTAATGAGGTGGCGCGTCGTCTGACGCCGGGAAGGTTTTTCGATGACGGCATAACGTTCCAAACGCACGACCGGATCCGCCTCGAACCGTTGGACATCATGAAATTCAGGACGGAGACCGAGCTCGTCACCGTGCAGATCGGGCTCGGCGACACATACGACGTCATCGATCGGGGGAATATCCCGATAACACTTGCAGACTATCAAATGACAGGAGATTAAAAAATGGGAATCACAATTCACTCACTCGACATCGAAAACGTTAAGCGCGTGAAGGCCGTATCGCTGAAGCCTTCCCCCGCCGGGCTCACCGTCATAGGCGGGAAGAACGGCGCCGGCAAGACCACCGTGCTCGACGCGATCGTCTGGGCGCTCGGCGGCGAGAAGTACAGGCCTTCCGAAGCGCAGCGCGACGGCTCCATGACGCCGCCGCACATCAGGATCACGCTCTCGAACGGCTTAATCGTGGAGCGCAAAGGCAAGAACTCCGCGCTCACCGTGACGGATCCGTCCGGGAAGAAAGCCGGGCAGCAGCTTCTCAACGAGTTCATCTCGCAGCTCGCGCTCGACCTGCCGCGCTTCCTTCAAGCGAACGCAAAGGAGAAGGCCGACACGCTTCTGCAGATCCTCGGCATCGGCCCGCAGCTCCGCGCTCTGGATGACGAGATCGCGAGGATCTTTAATCAGCGCACCACCGTCGGTCAGATCCGCGATCAGAAGGCCGCTCACGCCGCGGAACTTCCCGAATACGCCGATGCACCGGATGAGGAGATCTCCGTCAGTGAGCTCTCGCATCAACTCACCGAAGCGCTGAAGGCAAACGCCGCGAATATCGCATGGCGCGAGAAGCTCGTCGCAGACATGAAGAAAGCGGACGATCTCCAGAGGGAGCTGACGGCGCTCATGGCGTCGATCGAGGAAACGAAAGCCCGCGTTGACGCCGCTGTTGACGTCGACGTGACAGCAATCCAGAACGATATCGAACGCGCAGAGGAGGTCAACGCAAAGGTTCGTGCCAATCTCTCGAAGGAGCACGCGCAGGCCGAAGCAGATGCAGAGGCGGAACGTTACAAGACGCTCACTCAGGCTATCGAGAAAAAGCGCAGCGATCGAATGAAGCTGCTCGAAGGGGCGGATCTTCCGTTGCCGGGGCTTACCGTCGAGGACGGCGAGTTGAAGTATAACGGTCACTCGTGGGACTGCATGAGCGGCGCCGAGCAACTCCGCGTCGCGACGGCGATCGTCAGACGCCTGAATCCCGCCTGCGGCTTCGTTCTGCTCGACAAGCTCGAACAGATGGACGAGGAGACGCTGAACAGCTTCGGCGCATGGCTCGAATCCGAGGGGCTCCAGGCCATCGCGACCCGCGTCAGCACCGGCGCGGAATGCACCATCATCATCGAAGACGGCGCCGTCAAGGGTGACGACAAGCCTGACGAGCTGCCGAAGTGGAAGAAAGGAGAATATTAATGGACTACTCAACAGGACCCATCCAGAAAGCCGTAAAGACCATCATCTACGGCACCGAGGGCATCGGCAAAAGCACGTTTGCGTCGCGCTTTCCAAACCCCGTCTTTATTGACACCGAGGGCAGTACCGCATCGATGAACGTGAGACGCACGCAGACGCCGAGCTCGTTTGCCGAGCTGCTCGCCCAGGTGCGATACATCGCGAGCCATCCCGCTGAAGTGGGGACGATCGTGATAGACACTATCGACTGGGCTGAGCGCATGGCCATCAAAAGCATCTGCGATGCTAAGCAGTATACCGGCATCGAGGACGCCGGATACGGCAAGGGCTACGTGTATGTCTACGAGGACATGGGGCGCCTGCTCAATGCGCTGAACGACTGCATCGACGCAGGGATCAACGTCGTACTTACCGCTCACGCCGCGATTCGCAAATTCGAGCAGCCGGACGAGCTCGGCAGCTACGACCGCTGGGAGCTCAAATGCCTCAACGCGCCGAAGGCCAACGTCTGCGCCATGCTTAAGGAGTGGGCCGATATGGTCCTCTTTGTGAATTGGCGGACTATCACCGTCAAAACCGCCGATTCCAAAAAGACGAAAGCCACAGGCGGCACCGAGCGCGTCATGTACACGCAGCATCGCGCGGCCTTCGACGCGAAGAACCGCTTCGATCTCCCCGATGAGCTGCCGTTCACTTTCGAGAGCATCGCGCAGATATTCCCAGATCCCGACAAGAAGGCCGTTTTCAGCGCCAAGGCCGTTTTTAGCGCCTCAGAGCCGTCCGCTGACGCCGGGAAGGGAAATACCTTACCTGAACCCGCAAAGCCCGAACAAGAGGGCTCTGGGGCCCCTTCAAGCGCTAAAAACGCGATCGATGACGAACCCAATCTCCCCTTGGCGGTCCAGAAGATGCTTGAATACTACAACATTAAACCGTGGGAGATTCGCATGATCGTTAACGAAAAGGGCTATATGCCTACGGGCATGCTCATCAGCGACTATCCGATCGAGTTCATCAACGAGTGGATGATCCCGAATATCGACAAGATTGTCGCAGACATCAAAAACAACAGACGGCAGCTACCGTTTAAGGATTGAAAGGAGAAACCAAATGGATAACCAGAGAACATTCGGATGGGACGACGAGATCAGCAACGAGAGCAGCTTCGTCCTCTTCCCCGCCGGTAATTACAAGTTCACCGTCGAAGGCTTTGAACGCGAGTATTTCAGCGGCTCGGCGAAGATCCCGCCGTGCAACAGAGCAAACCTGACGCTCACCGTCGAGGACGAGCTCGGCAGGACCACCACAATTAACGACGGGCTCTTCCTCATCGAAAAGATGGAATGGAAGCTCTGCGCGTTCTTCCTCTCGCTCGGCCTGCGCAAACACGGTGAAAAGGGCAAGATGGCATGGGATAAGATCCTCGGCCGTTCCGGTATGTGCAGGATCTACGTCGACGAGTACGAGAAGAACGGCAAGAAGTACCAAAACAACAAGATCGACGCCTATCTCGATCCGGCAGAGTATCCGCTGCCTGCTGCGCCCGGCAAGCCGTCGACTGCATGGAAGGGCGGCGCGTACTGATGCAGCTCCGACCATATCAAGAAGAGGCGTGTCAGGCGATCCACGCCGAATGGGACGGAGGGCGTCGCAAGACGCTCCTCGTTCTGCCGACGGGATCCGGCAAGACCATAGTCTTTTCGGCGATAACGGCCGATCAGGTGCGGAAGGGTGAGCGAGTGCTCATCCTCGCGCACCGGGGCGAGCTGTTAGAGCAGGCCGCCGACAAGCTGTTTCGGTCGACCGGGCTCCGGGCGTCGCTCGAAAAGGCCGAGAGCTCATGCCTCAACGCGTGGGAGCGCGTGACGGTCGGATCCGTCCAGAGCCTGATGCGGCCGGATCGTCTCGCGAAGTTCCGGCCGGACATGTTCGGCACGATCATCACCGACGAAGCGCACCACGTACTCTCCGACGGATATCAGCGAGTTCTTGATCACTTCAGCTCCGCGAAGGTCCTCGGCGTCACAGCGACGCCTGACAGGGGCGATATGCGTGATCTGGGACAGTACTTTGATAGCCTCGCTTATGAGTACACGCTCCCGCGGGCGATCAAAGAAGGGTATCTCTGTCCAATCAAAGCGCTCACCGTGCCGCTGAAGCTCGACATCTCGGCCGTCACTATGCAGAACGGAGACTATCGCGCTTCAGAAGTTGGCACCGCACTCGACCCGTATCTCGAGCAGATCGCCGCAGAGATGAAGCGCGTCTGCAAAGGCCGAAAAACGGTCGTATTCCTTCCGCTGATCAAGACGAGCGAAAAGTTCCGTGACATTCTGACCGCTCACGGCTTCCGCGCCGCCGAGGTCAACGGCCAAAGCGAGGACCGCGCGCAGATCCTCGCGGACTTCGACGCCGGGCGCTACGACGTGCTCTGCAATTCCATGCTCCTGACCGAAGGGTGGGACTGCCCGACGGTCGACTGCATCGTCGTTCTGAGGCCTACAAAGATGCGCGGGCTCTACTGTCAGATGATAGGCCGCGGGACGAGGATCGCGCCGGGCAAGGACCATCTGCTGCTGCTCGATTTTCTTTGGTTAACTGAACGGCATGATTTGTGCCGACCGGCATGCCTGATCGCCGAGACCGCCGAGGTCTCCGAAGCGATCACCAAGCGCCTGCAAGACGCCGACGAGGGCATGGATCTCGAAGAGGCGGAATCGCTCGCTCAGGAAGACATCGTCGCGCAGCGCGAAGCAGCTCTCGCCGAGAAGCTGAAGGAGATGCGGCGCCGAAAGCGCAAGCTTGTCGATCCGCTCCAATTCGAGATGAGCATTCACGCCGCGGATCTCACCGCGTATCAGCCGTCTTTCGGGTGGGAGCTTGAGAAGATCCGCGCAGATCAGGCAAAATCGCTCGAAAAGCTCGGAATCTTCCCCGACGAGATCGAGAGCGCCGGCAAAGCGCAGATGATCCTCGATCGACTCGGGCAGCGCATTGACGCGGGACTCACGACGCCGCGCCAGATCCGCTTCCTCGAGGGGCGCGGCTTCAAGGATGTCGGCACATGGAGCTTTAATGCGGCAAAAATGCTCATAGACAGGATCGCCGGCAACGGATGGATGATCCCGCGGGGGATCCATCCGGAGACATATCATCCGTGAGGTGAAACATGACAGAACAGCTGACATTTCTTACAGACGGCGTCACCGAGACCGACGTACTGAACTGGCTCGTCCGTCGATATGAACGGCTGAGATCTTGCGGCGAAGATTGGTATAGAAGTCATAACTTCGGCGATTGGGTGCTCTATGAATTCTCGCACTACGCCGGCGGCTCCATTTGCGACGAACAACTTGAGGCGAAGGGAATCCGCTGGTTCGAATTTTCAAGCACGCGAGGCTTGAAAATTCAAGGCTATTTCGAGGGCGAGGACGTCTACCTCATCATCCCAAAGGCAAAGGTACTGAAAGCGTTCGGAATCAAAGATAATCACAAGGACGTATTAAAGGACGGCGAATGATGGACACATTCTACGACATCCCCAACGTGCTGAAGCATATCGATCCCGCCGCCTGCGATTATTCCGAATGGACGCAGATCGGCATGGCGCTGAAGGCCGGCGGCTTCCCGTGCTCGCTCTGGGACGAGTGGAGCCGCGCCGATTCACGCTATCATCCGGGCGAGTGCGAACGCAAATGGGAGACGTTCAAGGGCGGGTGGAATTCGTCGGTCAACGTCGGCACTATAGTCAACATGGCAAAAAGCCGGGGATGGCAGCCGGAACGCGCCGCTCGCGGGAATCGCGCTCTCGAATGGGATGACGAGATCAACGACGACGTCAAGGTCGTTGATACCGCATATCTCGAAGACCGGGAGCTCATCGAGCCGTCAGACAATGTGTGGAACCCGGTCGGGGATCTGATCAAATACCTCGAGATGCTCTTCGACGCGGACGACTTTGTCGGCTACGTCACGAAATCGTGGAAGAAGGACGATCGGCACATGCCGACGGCCGGCGCCTGCGATCGCACCGCGGGAGAGCTCATTCAGCAGCTTTCCCGCTGCGGGGGCGACATCGGTTCCGTACTCGGCGACTACGATCCCGAGGTCGGCGCGTGGATCCGCTTCAACCCGCTCGACGGAAAAGGTGTCAAAAACGAGAACGTGACGGAATTCCGCTACGCGCTCATCGAATCGGATTCGATGGAACTCGCGAAGCAGAACGCGATCATCCGAGAGATGAACCTTCCCGTCGCCGCGCTCGTCTACTCCGGCAAGAAATCGCTCCACGCTATCGTCAAGATCGACGCTGCGTCCTATGACGAATACAAGCGCCGCGTCGAGTACCTCTATGGCGTTTGCCGAAAGAACGGCATGGAGATCGATCAACAGAACCGGAATCCTTCACGCCTGAGCCGCATGCCCGGCGTCATGAGGAACGGCCGGAAGCAGTTTCTCGTCGATACGAACATCGGCGCGGCGTCGTGGAACGAGTGGAAAGAGTGGCTTGAGGCCGTCAACGACGATCTCCCCGACATCACGCCGCTCGAATCCGTATTTGACAGCCTGCCGCCGCTCGAACCATCGCTCATCGACGGAGTGCTCCGTCAGGGCCACAAACTGCTCGTCGCCGGTCCGTCAAAGGCCGGCAAAAGCTACGCGCTCATCGAGCTCGCGATCGCGATCGCCGAAGGATGGGACTGGCTCGGCTTCAGATGCGCGAAGGGGCGCGTCATGTACATCAATCTCGAGCTCGCGCAGGCGTCATGCCTGCACCGCTTCGTCGACGTCTACAAGGCGCTCGGAAGGACGCCCAGATCGCTCCACAATATCGACATCTGGAATCTACGCGGACGCGCCGTGCCGATGGACAAGCTCGCGCCGAAACTGATCCGCCGGGCTCAGAAGGAGAACTATATCGCCGTGATCATCGATCCCATTTACAAGGTCATCACCGGCGACGAAAACTCCGCTGATCAGATGGCGGCGTTTTGTAACCAATTCGATAAGATCTGCAACGAGCTGAAGAGCGCTGTGATCTACTGCCATCATCACTCAAAGGGCATGCAGAGCAACAAGCGCAGCATGGACCGCGCGTCAGGATCAGGCGTTTTCGCCCGTGATCCCGATGCAATGCTCGACATGATCGAGCTCAACGTTACCGAGGCGCTCCGGAGCTCCGTCCGTCAGGAGCGAGAGGCGCGGATCTGGGCGGACGCGCTCGCCGAAATAGGCTATCACGATTCGCCGGACGTCGGCTCCGTGAAACTCCAGAAAATCGCAAAGGAGAAGCTCACGACGGCGCAGTACGTCGCTGCCGAGCGGAAGTGTGAGGCGATCGCCGCCGAGGTGAAGCACTTCACAGCATGGCGCATCGAAGGTACGCTCCGCGAATTTCCACGATTCGACCCGGTCTACACATGGTTCGAATATCCGAAGCACGTGCTCGACAACTCCGGCACGCTCGCAGGAATGAAGACCGACGACGTCGTTGTCGCTCAGAAGGCGAAGCCTTCGAAGGGCAAGCGGGTGAGCGCTCAGGAACGCGCCGAGAACGCCTTCGAGGCGCTCTCGCTCGACGGCGAGCCGGTCACGCTGAAGCGCCTCGCGGAATACTGGGATCTCGAAAACGAGGAAGCTGCCCGCGGCCGCATCAGACGTGCGAAGGGTTTTGTAATCGACGGCAACAAAGTGCGCTTGGACGGTAATCCGGATGGTTCGGACAGCGTCCAAAAGTAGTCTGGACGGTCTGGACGGTTTTGGTATGTACTACGTACATAACTACCGTCCATCCATCCAGATGTCAGGTGGACGTTGTTGTGGGATGAGGCTTAAGCGCCGCCTCATCCCCACACAACCACCGTCCATACTCCTGACTAAGCCAAACAACCAACCAACGAAAGGAGACGAAATGAAAGCATTAATTGAAACGTATTGCGGATGGAACATCTGGTACGAATTCGAACCCGGCGAGCAATTCGTTGAGGCGCGCACGTGGACGTGGACCGCAGAGAAGGAGGGCGAAACGGTCACGCTCGAAGCGCCGACGCACACCGCGCTCCGAGAGCTGATTGATATACGGGAGGCGCAGCATGAATAACAACATAACATTAAAGCCATGCCCATTCTGTGGCAGTACGAATATCCACATTATGAAGATGGGGTATCCTCACTGGATTTATTGTGAAGATTGCGGCGCAAAGATCCACGGCAGACAGATTGGCGAGGAAGAAGGCGAAAAAGCATCTGCTGAAGCATGGAATCGCAGAGCGAATGAAAACGAAATAACTTTATCTGAAGCAATGAAACAACTCAAACAAATCGCAAACGAGACAGGCAGAAATCAGCGGATCACAGTGATGCCCGGCAGCGATGAAATAACAGATGACGCCGTGAGCGCGTTTGTTAAATGGTTGAAGGTTGGCTATCAGGAACACGTTATCGACGATAATGGATATAAGATCGATTGGAGAAATGTTTCTAAATCTGTCGTTTCCAACCCCGATGGAACGCCGGTCGGGACCGATCTCCTTGCATGGCGAAACGCCTCGACTATACTGCCGCCAGATGATGCGAAGGTGCTCTGCCTGACTCAGACGAAGAGCGGCATGTTCAACTACGTCCTCGGCTATTACGCCGCGGATCTCGGCAGGTGGGTGTGCGGCATGAACTCAAACGTTAAATACTGGATGGATATGCCGGTTCCACCGTGGGAGGAGGCGCACGATGAGCAATAACGATTGCGTAAGCCGCGAACGGCTCCTCGCGAAGTATGACCGTCAGCACGAAGGCCCCGCAGGAAAGGCACGGAAACTGATTGAGAACGCTCCCGCCGTCCCGCAGGAGATGAGCGCGGTGGAGTTTATGAAGGTAATTGAATGGCTGGATTACTACGACCATGAAGCATATCAGCGATATGCTTGGAGAAAAATGCAACATGATTATGCAGGAGCTGTTGCTATCGTCGAGGCGTGGGCAAAGGAGCATCCTGAAAGGAGCGAAGAATGAAATGAAAATCGAATTTGCTGAATCTTTCAAAATTCCGTCGATCACGCAGCAGGAGCATCGCGCCGGCGTGAAGGCGAATGGCGTCGCGTATATCTACGACACTCCGGAGATCAGAGACGCGAGGGTGCTCTTCAGAGCGCATCTCGCTCCGCATCGGCCCGCGGAGCCGCTTCAGGGGCCGATCGAGCTCGACGTCCGATGGTACTACATGATCAAGGACGATAAGCACGAGGACGGCGAGTTCAAGACGTCGAAGCCTGACTGCTCGAATCTCATCAAGCTCATCGAGGACGAGATGACGCGGCTCGGCTTCTGGAAGGACGACTCCCAGGTCGCTCTCACGTTCCAGTACAAGATTTGGAAGGAGCGCGTCGAGGGCGTCGGAATCACCGTTAAACAGTTAGGCAAGACGATCATGGAGGCGTTCGGATGAATAAAACGGATCTCGCTGCATATCGCGATGAGCTCATGGAGCTGCGGCAGATCCGGGCCCGCATTGATGCTCTGCAGACGCAGCTCTACGCGCTTCGCTCGCCGGCGCTCACCGGCATGCCGCACGCGCAGACCGTGGAATCCGGCTCTGCGCAGGAACGCGCCGCGGACGAGCTGAGCGAGAACCTCAACTCCCTTGTCGCGGACTATATGAGCAGGGAGACAGCACTCGTCAAACGCTGCCGGGCGATCGAGGACGCAATATCGAATCTACCGGCTCGTTTCCGCGTGATAATGCGCGCTCGCTATATTGACGGGGAATCCTGGCACGACGTTGCCGACGGCGTCCCGTTCTCGTACGAGCGGGTGATGCAGCTTCACAGGCGCGCGTTGGCGCTGCTCGAAAACATTACATACAATTATAGCTGATTCCGTGCTATAATAGTACCGTGAAAAGCCGTCGAGGGGAACCCGGCGGCTTTTCTGGTGCCGATTCAAGCGGCGGTTGAGGATGGCGGGTATCAAACTCGAGGAGGTGAACAAATGCCTCGAAAGAAAAAGGAGAAACAAGACGTTAAGCCTGCAATAAAAAATAAGGGCGGGCGTCCGAAAAAAGAGATCGATCGGGATCAGTTCGAGAAGCTCTGCGAATGGCAGTGCACTCAGAGCGAGATCTGTGAGTGGTTCGGGATTACCGACAAAACGCTGACGAGATGGTGCAAAGAGACTTATGGCGTCGGATTCTCCGAGGTTTTTAAGGTAAAGCGTCAAAAAGGTCTTATCAGCCTGCGCCGGTCACAGTTCGAACTCGCGAAGAAAAATGCGACGATAAGCATTTGGCTCGGGAAACAGTATCTCGGGCAAAGAAACATCAAGGAAGAGGAATGGTAACATGAGCGACGCAGTATTGGCAGCCATCATCACCGGCTTGATAGCGCTGATCGGCACAATCATCACAAACCTGACGCAGAGCAGTAAAACGCGCACCGAAATGCGGGTCGCGTTGGCGGAAATGCGCAAGGACGTACAATATCTCAGCAGCGAGACAGCGAAACATAACAATTTCGCTCAGCGAATGCCCGCTGTCGAGGAGCAAATCAAGGCGATATCCCACCGTGTTGACGGTTTGGAACGAAAGGAGAATTGATCATGGACTGGAAGAGGAAACTGACAAGCCGCAAGTTCTGGAGTGCCGTTATCAACTTTGTGACGATGCTGATCGTCGCACTCAACGGATCACAGGAACTCGCTACGAAGATCGCCGCGCTTATCCTTGCCGGCGCGGGCGTGGTCGCCTACATCATCGGCGAGGGGCTCGCTGATGCCGCAGCCGTCGAGCAAACTTATGTGATCCCCGAATCGGGGCCGACGTTCGGCTCTATTGAGGAGGACGACAATGAGTGAAGCCGTACTGATTCTCCCTGAAGCGCGGGAGTTTGTCACGTGGGCCGTCGGCCATGCCAAGAAGACCAACATGGCGAAGGACGGCTATCTCTGCGGCATCGCCGGCACCGATCCGTGGGTGTACCTATACGGCACGAACGGCAACAAGGTCACGCAGGCGCTGCTCGAACTCAAGTTCCGCACGTACTACTCGAAGCACGGATGGACGCGCGAGCGCTATGACGCGATCACGACGAAGTGGCCCGAAGAAGGCAAAATCGCCACGGACTGTGAGGGCCTCTATGACGCCTGGGCGCATATCGACGTCAACGCCAATTATAACTACCGGAATTTCTGCGAGCAGAAGGGGCTGATCTCCAAGATCGACCGTCCGTATGTTATCGGCGAGGCCGTATTCAACGGCACCGCGCTGAAGAAGACACATGTCGGCTGGATCTGCGGCTTCACCAAGAACGGCACGCCGCTCGTCGTTGAGGCGCGCGGTCTTGCCTACGGCGTCGTCATCACTTCGATGGCGAAGCGCGAATGGAAGTACCGCGGGCTCATGACAAAGAAACTCAGCTATGCGGCGTCCGAAATTCAGCCGGGCGTCATTACGTACACGTTCACGCGGACGCTGAAATACGGCGTCAAGGGCGACGACGTATGCGAGCTGAAGAAGCTCCTCATCGCCCGCGGCTATGACGAGGGCATCACGCCCACGAACAAGACCTTCGGCGCCTCGACGCGCAGGATGATCCGCGCCTTCCAGATGGACGCTGGTCTGACCGTCGACGGCAAGGCCGGACGCAAGACGATCCGCGCTCTCGGAGGCATATACGCATAATGCGCACGCTCGAAACGTTTTACCGCTCGAAGGAGTGGGAAGCGCTTCGGGCGCGGTTGCGTTTGGAGCGCGTCAACGAGAACGGCGAGATCATCTGCGCGGAATGCGGCAAGCCGATCGTTAAGGCTTATGACTGCATCGCGCATCATAAGACCGAACTCACCGAGGAGAACGTCAACGATCCCGAGATTACGCTCAATCCGGACAACATCGAGCTCATTCATTTCCGCTGTCATAACGAGCGGCATCACCGTTTCGGTGGCTTCCATCAGCGGGTCTATCTCGTCTACGGCGCGCCGTGTGCCGGCAAGAGCTCATTCGTCAGGGATCAGGCGTCAGCAGACGATCTGATCCTCGACATCGATGCGCTCTGGGAAGCGGTCTCGATTAACGACAAGTTTCACAAGCCGAAGCGCCTCGCTGCGAACGTTTTCGGACTTCGCGACGCGCTGGTCGACCAAATACGCACGCGGACGGGAAAGTGGCTGAACGCTTATGTCGTCGGGGGTTATCCGCTAAAAAGCGATCGTGATCGGCTCTGCGACCTTCTTGACGCGGAGCCGATATTTATCGACACGGATCGCGAGACCTGCCTCAGCCGCGCGGAGAATGATCAATGGCGCGAGTACATCAACGAGTGGTTCGACGCCTATACCGAATAATACCCGCCCCCCGTACGCTGCGGAAAATAATCGCTGCGGGTACTGGAGGGGGGACTTCATTTTATTGCGCGGCGCGTTTTTCATTTTTTTCTGAAAAATGCAAAAATCCCGTAAAATCGGAAAAACTCGGAGGAAAACATGACAAGACGCGACAAGCTCGAAAAAATCTTCGAAAATGTCGACGAGAATCAGCGCGCGCTCGTGGCGCCGCTGATCGACGAGGTGATCTTCCTCGAGAACAGGATGAGGGAGCTCCGGAACGAACCGTTCATCCGGTATCATCCAAAGGACCGCTCCATGCAAAAAACGACCGCCGCGGCGAAGCAGTACAAGGAATGCTCGCAGAGCTATATGAACGCGATCCGCATTTTGAGCGGAATCCTTCGCAACGCAGAAGGCGACGCCGACGACGACCTGTTGGCGCGGCTTGAAGAGTTCTCTCGATGAATCATCTTTTCGAATATTGGGATTTGATTCGGCGGAAAGAGGTCATCGTCGGGTATTGGATCCGGAAGGCCGTGCAGCAGTTGATCGAGGACGTTGACGATCCTCGATACATCTACGATACGACCGAATCGGACAAGCGGATCCGCTTCATGGAAACGCTCTGCCTGCAGTCAAAGGCGCCGTACTACATGAAGCCGCTGAAGCTCATGCCGTGGCAGAAGGCGTTCATCGAGGCGCTCTACTCGTTCAGGATGGCCGACACCGGCAAGCGCCGGTTCACTCGTGCGCTGCTCGAGATCGCACGAAAGAACGGCAAGAGCACGCTCCTCGCCGGCATCGGCAACGACGAGCTTTTCAACGGCAAGGGCGGCAGCGACGTCTGCTGCGCGTCTCTGGACGACGCGACGGCGAAGCTGATCTGGCGAGAGATCGCCGGCATGCGCGAGCGCCTCGATCCGAAACGCCGCCTCACGACGCCGACGCTGACGGAGCTTCGCAACAAAAAACGCAACATCACCGTCTCGAGGATGAGCGCGAAGACGCGCATGAAGGACGGACGCAATCTCGGCCTCGTATTCCTCGACGAGATCCACGACGTCAATGAGCCGAACGGCGGCAGTGAGATCGCCGAGGCGCTCTGGCGCTCCACAAGCGCGCAGGAAGAGCCGCTCATGATCGAGTGCACGACGCAGGGCTTCAACCGGAACTGCTATCTTGACGAGCAGATCAAGAAAGCGAAGGCGATCATCAACGGCGAGATCGAGAACGAGCATTATCTGGCATTTCTTTACGAGCAGGATTCCGAGCAGGAGGTCTGGCAGGACGAGAGCTCGTGGGAGAAATCGAATCCGTCGCTCCGGTACGGTGTCAAAAAGATCGACAAGCTCCGCGAGGACGTGAACGAAGCGAAGTACGTCAAGGCGACGCGGATCCATCTGCTGACGAAGGACTTCAACCTTCCCCAGAGCGGCTCGCAGACGTGGCTCGCTCTGGAGGACTATGACTACCCGCAGCTGGCGATCGATCTCGAATCCTTCCGCGGCTCCGTGATCCTCGGCGCGGTCGACCTCTCAGCCACGACGGACATGACAAGCGCGAAGGCGCTGATCATGAAGCCCGGCGATCGCACGAAGTACGTGCTGAAGCACTACTGGATCCCGGAATCGAAGCTCGAAGCGGCCGATGATAAGGAAGCCGGGGCGAAATACGCGGAATGGGCGCGCGACGGCCTGCTGACGATCTGCGAGGGAAACGAGGTCGACGTTACGCTCGCAGCTGATTGGTTCTATCAGCTCTACAAAGATTATAAACTCCGGCCGCTGAAGATCGGTTTCGATCAGCGCTTCGCGAAGACCTTCGTTCAGCGTTGTGAGGACTACGGCTTCGACACCGAGATGATCCTTCAGGGACGGGCGCTCTCGAACGCGATGAAGCTCGTCGAGGCGGACTTCAAGAGCCGGCTGATCAACTACGGCGAGGATCCGATCGACAAGTGGAACTTCGGGAACTGCTGCTGCCGCGTCGACAACGTTGGCGACATTCAGCCGGTCAAGGCTCCAGGCCAGCCCGGGCACAGGATCGACGGCGCCGTCACGCTGATTATACTCTACGAAACACTCCGCCGTTTCCGCGGCGAATTTATGACCGCAATCGGAGGTGGTTAATAAGTGACATTCAAGGAATTCTGGGCGAAGCTCTGGCAGCCGCGTCCGAAGGACACGAGATGGGCGCCGACGAACGGCGGCTTCATGCCGTGGTATTCGCAATTCGGAACGAACATCTATGCGTCGGACGTCGTGCAGCAGGCGCTCAGTTGCATCGTCAACGAGCTGAAAAAGCTCAACCCGAGGCACGTGCGATACATCGGCGCGGACCCGACGCCCGTGAAGGACAGCGATATTCAGCGCGTCCTGAACGAGCCGAACCCGCTCATGACGACGAGTGAGTTCATCGAAAAGACGGCATGGCTGCTCTTGATGAATTATAACGTTTTCATCCTGCCGACGTATTATCGGTGGTTCGATAAGCAGGGCGAAGAGCATCGGCAGTACGAGGCGCTCTGGCCGCTGAAGCCGAGCTCCGTGGACTTCATCGAAGACGCTTCCGGGCGTCTTTTTGTAACATTCCATTTCATGAACGGCGAGCAGACGACGGTCCCTTATGACGACGTGATCCACGTCCGTATGAACTACGCCGTCAATCAGTACATGGGCGGCGACGAGCTCGGTCAGCCGAACCACGAAGCACTGTTGAAAACGCTCGAGCTGAACAAACAACTCCTGACCGGCGTCGCAAAGGCGATGAACGCGAGCTACGCGATCAACGGCGTCATCAAGTATAACTCGCTTCTCGACGAGGAGAAGATGAAACAGGCCGTCGCGGAATTCGAGAACAAGCTCGCCAACAACGCGAGCGGCTTCATCCCGATCGACCTGAAGAGCGACATCACCGCATTCCCGCGGACGTCCGAATTCGTCGATGAAGCGACGCTGAAGTTCATCGACTCGAAGATCCTGCGCAACTTCGGCGTTCCGGTCGACATCCTGACCGGCGACTATACGAAGGATCAGTACGAAGCGTTCTACCAGAAGACGCTCGAACCGATCATTCTCGCTATGTCGCAGGCGTTCACGAAGAAACTGTTCACGCCGCGCGAGAAGGCGTTCGGCAACAAGATCGCGTTCTATCCGAAGGAGCTCATCTTCCTGTCGATGGAGCAGACGATCCGCATGATCGAGCAGCTCTCGCCTACCGGAGCGCTGTTTGAAAATGAAAAGCGCGTGGCGCTCGGCCTTGCGCCGCTGCCCGA